GATAGGAGAAGAATATGTCGCAATAATCTCTCCTTATGTCAAAACTCGATTAATGAAAGATACCGCTTTTAGAGAAGCGACTAGATACTTAGCGAAAGACAATTCCATCTTCACAGGTGAAATTGCAAATATTGATGGTGTGAGGTTCGTAAGAACTTCTACAGCTCCATCTATCGCAAATTCTGGTTCTAACTCATCCGTCTCTTACGTTGAACAAACGGTAATTCTTGGAGAAGGAGCATACGGTATCGCTAGACTATTACCTGGTGACTTTGATGTTGTGGTTACACCTCCTGGTGGACATGGCGATGAGTACAAGGTTAAAACAGCAATTGCTTGGAAGGCTTATCTTAAGGCTGTAATCTTACAGCAAACCTTCATGCGAAGGCTGGAGTCGGCTCGTTAAGAGTGACCGAAGTGAAGTTGAAGGAAGTAACTTGCCACTTTCTGACTCAGCAAGTCCTTACGGGTTTGGAGGTTAAAACCCAAATTTAATTTCAAAACATGGAAAAAACAATGAGGTCAAAAAAGAAAGTTTTACCAGTTAAGCTTATTTTCGGAAAACGAAAATTTGTGTTCCCAATGGAATATGCTACTGAAAATGTGGGTGAGAAGAAAGGGATGTTAATCTCCATCAACAATACCAACACATTCGTTCCTTGTGGCGAGCCTACAGACCTTACCTGGGAGGTGTGGTCATCGTTAAAAAACATAGGTAGAGTCGCAAGGATTGTAGATGTAGCAATAGACGAAGATGACAAAAAGAAATTATGACGAGAACCTTAACTGGTATGGATGGACAACTCCATTCTCAGGATATGGAATAGTAAGCCTAGAATATATGGTAGCCCTTGACAGGTTAACTAATGGTAAAGTTTCTGTCGGGTGGCAAAGACGAGTTCCTGACAATTCTTCAGAGTGGAGAACACTATCTCCAGAACAACAAAACCTAATTCATTACAAGCAGTTTGAAAAAGCCAGACTCGGTATAATCAAAACAACTCCAGAGTTATTTCATAATAATATTTCGGATGTGAAGATTGGATATACTATGGTTGAAAATAGCCGAGTGGGTAAAAGTTGGATTGATAAATGTATGGCTATGGATGCTTTATTTGTACCTTCAAAATATCTTGTGGATGTCTTTAAAGAAAGCGGATTTACAAAACCGATTTGTACAGTTAAGCAGGGAATCAACTCTGACCTTTTTAAATATGTAGATAGAAAGAAAAATGTAAATAAAAATAAAAAGAGTTTCATATTCGCCACAGCAGGATGGTTAGATGAAAGAAAGAATTGGCAAGAAATGGTAACAGCTTTTACTTCAGAATTTGATAATAATGAACCCGTAGAATTGTGGCTGAAGAATAGCAACGATACTTTTGGTTATGAACAGCCAGCCGATGAGAGGGTTAAGTTTATCGATGAGTTGCTTAGTCTTGAAGGTATGCAGGTCTTTTACAAAAACATCGACTGTTTTCTTTTCTGTTCTAGGGCAGAGGGAGCTGGCATGCCAGGGAGAGAGGCAATGGCTACGGGCTTGCCGGTGATTTTGACCAATTGGAGTGGCATGGCAGATGTCTGTAATTCAGAATATAACTATCCAATGAATCCTGTGGCAATTGATTTGCCTGATACCAGAAATCAACCAGACCAACCAGGATTTCAAGCCAGAATAGATATAAAGGAATTAATGTATTGGATGAGATATATCTATGAACATCAAGACGAAGCCTATGAAAAAGGAAAATTAGCAAGTGCTTGGATGCATAAGGAATATAATTGGGGAGTCTGTGCTAATGAAATGCTAGATTTACTAGAAAAAGAATTTGGTTATCATTAGTATGGAAGATTTTATTCAATTTCAAGACTGGTTCACGCAAAAGTATATTGACAAGTCTGCATCAAGGTTTTGGACTTTTAAGGCAGGATTAAACATTGCCCTTCAAAGAGGAGCAATGAATTTTGTTGAAACGGGTTGTATCAGACTTGAGGATGATTGGGGAGGGGGAATGTCAACTTGGCTTTTGGGAGAGGTTTGTCATAAATATAGTAAACATTTATGGACAGTTGATATATCTCCAGATAATATCAAACTATGTCAAAAGATAACAGAAGCATACAAAGACAACATCACTTATGTTATTAATGACTCAGTTGCTTTTCTCAAAGATTTTAATCAACAAATAGATTTTCTGTACTTGGATTCACTAGACTGTCTAGAGTATGACTCTCCAGACTCTCCTGCTTTGATATCAGCCCAAGAACATCAACTCAAGGAAGTTGAGTCGATTTGGGATAAGTTGTCTGAAAGGGCTGTTATCTTGCTAGACGATAATGGGTTTGCAAACGGGGGCAAGACTAAACTTACGAAGCAATTTCTTAAACAAAACGGGTGGATTGAGGTTCTTTCCCACCATCAAAGTCTATGGATAAGAAACTAAAAATTTTATATTTACCCTGTCATTCAATTCTTGAATACGATGAAACCAAACTCTTTACTGAGATGGGGCATGAGGTATTTTCTTTCGGTTCTTATGTGAATCCAGCTTCGCCTCATGACATCAAAAGACCACCGATAGATGGGACTTACAATGAAAGCATGAATAGGTTGGTGGTTCGTTATTCTAAAGACAATCTTCATCCAGAAATGATTGAACCATATGATGTAATTGTGGTTCAGCATGTCCCAGAGTGGATTACAAATAATTGGGAAAAAATCAGGCATAAAAATGTTATTTGGAGGACAATAGGACAATCTACTTCAGCAGTTGAAATGATAATGGCTGATTATAGATACGATGGGTTGAAAGTTGTTAGGTATTCTCCTAAAGAAAAAAATATTCAGATGAATATAGGAGAGGATGCGGTGATTCGTTTTTATAAAGACCCAGAAGAATATAAAGATTGGAATGGAAGTGTTAATAGGGTTATCACTTTGGGTCAGGCGATACAAAAGCGTGGGGCATTTTGTAACTACCAGATTTTTGAGGAAGCGACAAGAGACTTTCCGAGAATCGTCTTTGGAGCTGATAATGACGATATCGGAGGAGCATGGGGAGGGCAACTAGACTATGAAACTCTCAAAAAAGAGCTTAGAGATAATCGGGTATTTTTCTATACGGGGACTCAGCCAGCCAGTTATACGCTTGGATTTATTGAAGCGATGATGACTGGAATCCCAATTGTTTCAGTTGGAAACCAAGTTGGAAATAGTCTTTTTAAGAATGAGCAGAATACCTTTGAAGTACCCGAAATTCTTGACAATGGAAGTTGCGGATTTGTAAGTGATGATATTAATACTTTAAAAGAAAAGGTTAAGATGCTTTTAGATAACTACGATTTGGCTAAGCGAATTTCAATTTCAGCTAGAGAAAAGGCAATCCAACTTTTTGGCAAGGAGACGATTAAGAAACAGTGGAAAGAATTTTTTGAATCGTTATGAATGTATTTTGTGATTATCACCATGGAGGACTCTATAAAAGTTTAAAACTTCTTTTTGAGAATAGACTTGGCTGGAATTTGTACAGACCTATTGGCATGGACTGGTTTCTAAATGGATTCTGGAATATTGCTGACTCATACCCTAATTCACTGGACACAGCAAGCCAGTACCTTGAAATCAATAACTCTGGCTTTGACCAATACAAATACTTAAACGGCACTCACTACATCAGAGATGGGATTTATTATGTCTGGGATGCTGCCGAAGAAATTCATCACAAAGGCATAACTTTTGATATGTTTAAGGAGATGCAGATTGATATAGTTATATCTAGTATTCAGGCACATGATACGACCTATGCCCGTCTCATAAAAGATTTCAAACCAAACGCAAAACATATCGCACAAATGGGGAATATTTACCAAACAACGGATGTCAAAAACGTAATGTGTTCTACAGCCCCATACCCAGTTTCAGAAGATAAAAACGTAGTTTTCTATCATCAAGAATTTCCGTTAGATATATTTAAATATGAGAAACCGACAAGTAGTAAGAATATTACAAACTTTGTCAACTTGCATCCCAGAGGAGATATTTACCAGCAATATAAAAATGCACTTCCAGATTATAGTTTTAAGTCTTTTGGTTCTGGTTGCCCCGATGGAACTATTACGGGGGCTAAAAACATAGCAGATATAATGGGGAATAGTTCTTTTGGTTGGCATATCAAACCAGGCGGAGACGGTTTTGGTCATATCATTCACAATTGGTATGCTTGTGGCAGACCTGTAATCACTAATGGGTTTGATTACTATGATAAGTTAGCTGGATTGCTTTTAGAAGATGAAGTAACTTGTATTGATTTAGAGCAAGGAACTTTTGAACAGAACATAGAAAAGATAAAGAAGTGGTCTGAGCCTGAAAATCATATCAAACTATGTCAGAATGCTTTTGATAGATTTAGCCAAATAGTTAACTTTGACGAGGAGGGGAAGAAAATTAAATTGTTTCTTGACAAACTGTTATAAATAGTTCTACACTTAATTGTAATGTATAAACTCAAAGTTCAATCCGCAGTTAAGACCTTCTTTCAGGCT